GGTTCAGGACTTGGTGACCTAACAAATCTTTGATAAGGCACTGGTCTTTGAGGTTCAGGACTTGGTGACCTAACAAATCTTTGATAAGGCACTGGTCTTTGAGGTTCAGGACTTGGTGACCTATATCTATCAGCCGGAATTCCTTGATAAGGCGCTGGTCTTTCATAAGGTTGAGGACTTCGTGACCTAGATCTATCAAGTGCAGAAGCCGGAATTTCTTGCGCTGGTCTTTGATAAGGATCAGGACTTCGTGACCTAGATCTATCACAATCTATTTGTTTTTTTAATAATTGTATAATTTCTGGTTTACCAATTATTTTCTTACCATTCAAGAACATATGAGCATATTTATTTTTACCTTGTGCTTTTCTTCCAAGCTGTGTTTCAGCGAAATTCGGTCTAACACATATGCCCGGATCAGTACTAGCATCGCAAACATAGTCTTCTTTGCATTTCCAATCAGGTGATTTGCAATAATTGTCTTGACCTTTAGCACAAAGGTAAGCTATAATTTCACCTTTTGTCCAACTTTTTATGTTAATATTTATTTTAGATCCAGTTTTACCAAAAAACCTTGAACTAAGATCTGGTATTGTCATCTTATTCAATTGATCATATGTTAAACCAGCATAACAAGGAGTATTGTATATGGAAGATTCAGTTTGTGGTTTATGCGAAACGGGGGGACTAGACGAAAAAGTTGAAGGATGAATCTGAGAAGATGTTGACGATGATGTAGACGATGATGTAGACGATGATGTTGCCTTTGAAGATAATTTAGCTTTTTTTATTTTTTCTTCTAATTCATTAATAACTGAAGGCATTCCAATTATCTTAGTACCTGAAGGCAATACAAGTATTTTATGCGGTGAACGAGATTCTGCAAACTTTTTTGGAAGACAAACTCCCTCACCATTTGGAAAATCTTTTGTACTAACATCACAAATTAAGTCACCTTCGCATTTCCAATTTGGTGCTTTACATTTTTTATTATTTCTGCTAGCACATATATATTCTACAAGAGCATCTTTTTTATGTTTATCTTTACCTTTTAAATTTAAGTCGTCAAATAATTCTTTTAAACGGACAACTTTTTCCGATTTTAATCCAGAAACACAGTTTTCATAAGATTTAGACTGTGTTGGACTTGGACTTGGACTTGAACTTGAACTTGGACTTGAACTTGGGCTTGGGCTTGGGCTTGGGCTTGGGCTTGGGCTTGGGCTTGGGCTTGGGCTTGGGCTACCACCATCGCAAGTGCATGCAAATAATTTCTTTGCTATTATTTCTTTGTCATCGGATTTTAAATATTTTATGTTTTTAGCGTCACACATTTTCATCAATGTATCTTTTTTATATGTCATTAAATTATCTATTGAAGGAAGACTTTTTATTTTTTCAATACAAGGTGGATTTGGAGGATGTTTGAGAACACATTTCAAAACCGGAGGAGTTCCCGATGAAGAAGAAGGAGTTCCAATAGGAGGAGTTCCAATAGGAGTTCCAATAGGAGGAGTTCCAATAGGAGGAGTTCCCGAAGACGAAGAAGAAGACGAAGAAGATGATGATGAAGGTGTGCTCGAATTTGAGTGTGTAGGTAAAGAAAGAATAGATTTTGCTATTCCTCTACAAATTTCTTGTTTTGTACCAGTTATAGGTACTTTACATTTTTTTGCAAGCATTACAATTTCGTCTTTTGTTCCATACTGACACCTTTTTCCTTGAGCATGACAATCAAGCTTGAGATGATCACCAGAAATTACTGCCTTTGCAATACTTTCACAAAGTTGGTCACGATTTTGTTGATCAATATCCTTAACACCGCATTTAATAGCTAAATTAACTATATCATCTCTGAGATACATTCTAGAACTTTTACAATATTCTATCGCTTTTTTATCTTTCATCCCGCAATGAACTTTTGGAACTTTTGGAAGATTAGACATTTTTATTTCTACGCGACATTTTATTTTAATTAATTTTGTATCAAAATTATTTTTGATACAAAATTTAAAAATTAAATAGTGATAAGAAAATTAGATTTATAATCTAATATTTTATCTTTTTCTTTTCCTTTTTGGTTTCCCACTACTCTACATCCCATATCTGATATAAAATCAAAATTCTTGTGTACATGACCACATATCCACATTTGTACTAACGAAAAATCAAGTAAATAGTCTAAGTCAGTTGCGTATATAGAATGAAATCTTTTCTTTCTTGTACACACACCATCAAGTACTTTTTTTGTAGGAGGGTAATGAGTAATGACAACTAATTTGTAATTGTTTTTTTGACAAAATGACATCATATTTTTTATATATTCCAAATCATCATTATGCTTTGCTTGATATTCTTTTGTCCGAACTTCGTGAATTCTAACTATAAATGATGGTATTTGGCCTTCTGGATTACTCCATAAAGTACAACCGGCAAAACAAATATCTCCAATAATAACACTGGCCTGTTTAAGTATATTAAGATTTGGTATTTTATCTTCTAATTGTTTCATTCTTTTTTCTAGAGTTTCCCATTTAAGAGGTTCTCGACCTTGAACAGTATACCATTCGTGATTTCCTGGAACATATAAAACAACTTGAAAATACGAACACAATGATTCTAAAAAAGACGTTAGCTGTTCAATTTTGTAAAAAGAACCGATATCACCTGCTAAAACAAGTATGTCTGCTGATGGAACAATATAGTCAAGTGGATCTGGAACAAGATCGTTCTTATACTCAATGTGCAAATCAGAAGCTATTTGTATTGTCATCATGACACGTTTATATTTCACTTTTTTAATATATTAAATTTTCATTTTCAAATTTTTATTCTGTTGTATCATCTAGGTCTGGAAGATCAATATTAGGTCCTTTCATTCTCCTCTTGCGATGTGCCGGTGTTGATGCTTGTGTAGGTGCCGCATTCATACTATTAACCATGCCTAAAATATTAGCTCCTGTCTTTTTCATAATCATTTTAGAAATAACAAAGAAAGCTGCATTCATGATAATCATAAAAAGAAGTCGTAACTCAACAGGCCATTTACTACCCGTAGGTACATAACTTTTCTCACCTAACTCAATCAACAACTTTTCATAAGAATTCATAGATAAAATTTGTTGCTGTGTAAATCCCTGCATATCAAAACCTAAAAAGTTTCCGAAAACGAATTCACACCCCATGAAACCATACACTATATATGTTTTATAGTTTTCAACAGAAGAATCAAGTGAAAGCCTTCTAACACTATCACCATAAGATTTTTGCATTGTCCTAATATCAGTGTGAATAGTATATTCTGGAATGATAGAAGATGGATAAGATTTGCGAAGAAGATCAAATTTGAAAAGAAGTTCGCGTTTTGCATCCTCCTCTTTTTGTTCATTCATCGTTGTTTGATTAATATCTCTAAGCTCTTTTCTAGGAATATACCCCCCTTGTCTTTCAAGTTCAGATAATGTAGGTGCCGAACCGTAATTAGTTGAAATTGGAATACTGTGTCCCATAGAGTCGCGATGTCTACTGTATTTATCCTTATTTTTCTTCTTTTTTGAAGAACGTTCCGAATTTTTGTCAAAACTAACCTCGCTAGAACTATCGTCATTTAATAGCTCTTTCAACCTTATAGACAAATCTTCCGAATCACCGGCTGAAGAATTATCATTGTCCTTGTGTTTATCCTTATCTTTATCTTTCGTTTCTGAAATTTCACTGTCTGAAGAACTTACAGATTCTTTGCTAGGTGATCTCTTTTTTTCAATAATTTCTTCATCACTTTCATCATCATTGTCTTCATCACTTAGCAAAAAATCCATTCTGCTTTCAAAATCTTTAGAATCTTTTTTCTTATTTTTAGAGTCTGGTGTTGTAGTATTTGATTCGTCTGACTCATCATCTGAATCATCTTCTATGTCTTCAATTTGTTTTTTGTGTACTTTACGATTCTGTTTTTTGCGATCATCGTAATGATTAATTGTATTAAAATCTTTTATTGGATGATTTTCAATAACAGAAATTTGTGGTGAGTGTTCTTTATTAACAAGATCTTGTTTAATTTTAGCCTTGTTTTCTATCAACTCTAAATAAAGACGAGGTAGTCTTGGAAAAACTTGAGGCCTATCAATTGATGACCTCTTTAAAGGTACTTTAATTACTTTAACAGGTTGATGTTTCTTTACCATTTTAAATGAACAAAGGTCCACTTTAAATACCAATAGTCGATATTGACCCTTGAAAATTATTTTTTAAAAAAATAATTTCAATAGAATAGAATTACCGAAAATTACTGACTCTGTAAAAGATGAAATTAAGGATATTTGTAAACCAATTTTAGATCATAAAAACGATGATCAGGTTGCAGTTGCTAATGAAACACCAATTATACCATCTGTCAAAGATATACAAAGTTTTTACGAAGAAGTAGGTGAAGCACTTGAGTCTTTGGATAAATGCGACAGTCAATCTGATTTGTCAAGTGTAAATAGTGCCGATATTAATGAAGTTAAAAATATGTTTGAACACCTTTTTTTACGAGATGATAACAGATTGAAATCTGAAGAAGTTTTACAAATTATTTAATAAAATTGCAAATTGTAAAAATTATTTTATTTAATAATAAAATAAATGGTAAAGTCTAGAAATAAAGCGTCTATGGCGTGTAATAGACCTCAGAAATCATGGTTACGTTTTAAGAAACGAGTGGTCAAGGCTTGTTCAGGTGGGAGAGAAAAAATTATACACTATGGAGATAACCGTTATGGTCATAATTACAGTAGTGCAGCCCGTAACAGCTTTAGGGCGCGTCATAGGTGTTCTTCTGCAAATAATAAGCTATCAGCTCGTTATTGGGCGTGTAAAAATCTGTGGTCTAAGGGTGGTAGTAAAAAAAGTTGTCCAAGAGGACGAAAATGCAAAGGTGTATCTATGAGATCACGCTCTCCTGTTCGTAAGTCCCGTCGTAAGTCTAGCAGATCTTATTCCCCTGTTCGCAAGTCCCGTTCCCGTCGTCGTAAATCTATCCGTAAGTCTCGCGTCCGTAGTCGTAATTCTAACAGAAAATAATTAGACATGAATCATTAAAATTGAATATTTAATTATTAAAATAAAGAAAATATAAAATGCAAGAGATCTATTATATAGATTGGGAAGTCGGGTCGCACTCTTATTTTCTTGGAACCATCTCAAAGACTCTTCGGGAAGGAATACGACTTGGAATGCACACTATTCAATTTTTTATGGGAAATTCAAAACAAGCGTGGAAACGTGATGAAATTACAGATATTGATATTGAAAAATCAAAGGAAATCCTTACACGGTTTCCAATGAATGTTTTTACGCACTATCCTTTTTGCGCAAATTTGGCAGGACAGGCGTCAAAAGGCTGTCTAGCGTGGAATGGTAATATGGATGTAGACAGAAAAGTACTTGGTATGATTCGAGCATTAGAATACGAGCTATCTGTAGTAGCACAACTCTCTCAAAAACGATCAGGTGTAGTGATTCACCCAGGGTCTTATCCGAATAGAGAAGAAGGGCATATTGCAGTTGCAAAAACATTAAACAAAATTAATTTTCCATCAAATTCTATTCTTTTACTTGAAAATTGTGCAGGTGAAGGAAATAAATTATGTCGCTCTTTTCAAGAAATTAAGACTGTTTTAGAACTTCTAGAACCTATAAAAAAACAACATGTAAAAGTTTGTGTCGACACGGCTCATATATGGGGTCAAGGAGATTATGACTTGAGAGAAATATCAGAGATAGATAGAATGTTCAATGATTTTGATAAGTTACTTGGTATGGATAATTTTTATCTTCTTCATTTAAACGACAGTTTGGCTTCCTTAGGATCTAAAAAAGATCTACATGCGTGTCTTGGTGAAGGAAGTATTTGGAAACATGGGTTTCAAAGTCTTGTACACCTATTGAATAAATGTCATGCAAATAATATCCCTATGGTACTTGAAACAGCTGATTCCGATATGCTTACAATATTTGCTTTACAATCAGATGAAACGTTTTCTCATGACTAAATCTCAATAGCAAATATATTGAAAGTTTTTGATTACAAAAAAAATTATTTGATAATTTTTTTTGTCTATATATTGCTAATAACAATACTTATAAACTCCTCCTGAAAAATAGAATCTTCTATATTTCCATACTCAAATCTTACATTCTCATTTGATTCTATTAACTTATGTGTTCTTTCTCTTACTGAATCCAATAACATCTTTGTCAACATCTTTCCACCATAATCTGTTATTATATCACCTTTTCTATCCTTATACTTTACAAATGTAGGATTTGAATAATCTTCTTCTTCGATAAGCCGACCATTCAAAGGATAAGATAAAGCGTAATCCGCATATCCTTCTGGTCCTCTTAAAATATGTTCTATAGTTAAAAACTTTGCATTTTCTATTAACCATTCTTCCGTGATAGTCAAATCACTATTTGATTCTGATTTTACTAATAATGGTTTTGCACAGTTTTTTCCGGTCAGCTGTGCAATTGTTCTATTGAACAAACCTGGTTTTATTTCTAGTTCTCTAATAGAACTCTCATTCATAACAATATCTTTATAAGCCGTTGGGTTTTTGACACATTCTTCTGATGCAAATTTACTTGCTTTTATCTTAAGAGGTAAATGTACTCTATCTATCAAATGAGCATTCTTATAATCAACAACATGTTCACCATTAACGTCAATATGATGAAATGTACCACGTTCTGTGTCAGTACAAACTATCTGAGATTTTCCTGAATCATCTGTGAGAATATGTTTATGAATTACTTGAGCAGCTCCTTTTTGACCTTCATAAAAATCGTTCTTTGTATACTTTTCATCGATTATACTGTCAACACGAGCCTGAGATAAATCAAGAGGAGTAAGATTTGAGATCATTAAATTGTTTTGAATGTTTCTTGTGCTGTTTTTCTGGTAAGTCGGTTTTTTAGCTATTTCTTCGAATCGTTCGGCAATATTTTTATATATTTCTTTCTCATCTTTTTCTTTCTCAATTTTCATTCTGGTAATTTCGTCCTTCATCATAGCAATTTCTTGATCTTTTTCATATTTTAACTTGTTATTCTCTTCAGTAAGAGATTGAATTTTCTTCTTACATATTGCATCATGTCTTATAAAATTTTTGCTTGAAAAATTTTTCTCACAAAATTTACATGTAACTAAAGATGCTATAATTTTCTGTGAACTTTGTGATTCTTGTATTTTTAGACAATATTTTGCTTGTTTTTGATGACTATCAAGTATATATTTTGTTTTGAATTGTTTACCGCAAAATTGACAAGATAAATCTTTTAGCTTTTCTTTTAAAGCTAGTTCTTTCGCTTCTTCTTTCTTTTTAGCTTCGTCAAGTGCTTTATCTAAAGCTTGTTGTTTTTCTTCTTGTATTTTAAGACAATATTGTGTATTTTTCTGGTGACGACGTAACATTTTTTTGTCACCAAACATATTAGAACAAAACTCGCATTGCTCCATTTCGTTTTTTGATTGACCCCTTATCTTTAAAATAGTGTTAATTTAAACATAAAAATATCACTTTTTACTGTTAAAATAAAAAGGAGGCAAAAAAGAGAATTTATCAGACAAAAAAAATTAAATTAGTCACAATTCTCTGATTAAAGTGATAAAAATGATTTTCGACAAAAAAATTTGAAATGTGTGTGTGTAAGACGCGTTTTAAAAATGCCCGATCCTGAAAAAATCTTTTTGCGGATCTCCTCGATTTTCAAAAAGTTCGGAGGAGGAGGAAAAAAGTTTTCCTTTTTTGTTTTCTAAATAATTTTAAAAATTCGTAAAAAATTTCCTTTGGATTATCTTTTTTATTTTCCTCCTCCTACTTTTTTAATTTTAGTTCTAAAGAAAGTATAAATAATACTTTTTGCAAATTGAACTCATGATCCTCAAAAATAAAACTGAAATGATTTAAGAAGGTCGTTGATAATAAGAAAACTCATGAGTTCCGCCGAATCCGAGAACGTTAATACGTTGGCTTTTAATAACACAACCGAGATTAAATCGAAGTTTACACGCACAGCAGTTGAAGGGTTAGGTAACCGCGTTAGCATGACAGATAGTGATGAAGAAGCAGGTCTTCAGCTTTTTTGTTATGTTAATTGTGAAGCAAGTGATGAAAGCCTTCTTAAGGAATGCAGAGGCGTGGTATTTAATAACCAAGAAGTTGTCATGCGCGCTTTTCCTTATACTCTTGAATATTCACACACTGATACAGATAATATTAAATCAAACATTTTTCCTATTTTGAAAGATTGCAAGGTTTTTGACTCTTATGAGGGTAGTCTGATTCGAATGTTTTACTTTAACGGAAAATGGTACACCTGTACTCACAGAAAGTTGAATGCCTTTCGTAGCAAGTGGGCGTCAAAGGAATCTTTTGGTACCTCTTTTAAGAAAGCACTTGATTCTGAAATGAAAAATAACGCTGATCTTCGAGAAAGTTTACCGGATGGCGAAGAATGTTTGCTTGAGCGTTTTCAATCAACTCTTGATCCTTGCAATCAGTACATGTTCTTGGTTCTTAATAACGATGAAAATCGTATCGTGTGTGAATCTCCCGAAAAACCAACTCTTTTTCATGTTGGAACGTTTGTAGACGGTGAGTTGTCTATGAATGAGAATATTAATATTCCACGTCCAAAGGAACATAATTTCGACAATATCGATGATATGATTAATTATATTAAAAATATTGACATTCGCAGAATGCAGGGTGTTATTATTTTTACACCTAATAACAATCAATACAAAATTCTTAACCAAGAATATTTAGAACTTTTCAAAGCAAGAGGTAATGAGCCAAGTATTAAATATCGGTACCTACAGGTACGTATGGATAGAAGACTAACAGATATTCTTTACTATCTTTATCCTACAATGATTAACAAGTTTGAAGAATATGAGAATACTATCTACGCTATTGCGCAGAATATCTACAAATCTTACGTAGAGCGTTACATAAAGAAAAAGTGGATTACTGTACCTGTAGAAGAATATAATGTAATGCGTAAATGCCATACATATCATGAACAAGATCGTAAACAAAATAGGATTTCTCTTAAAAAGGTTATTGAAATATTGAATTGTCAATCACCAAGTATACTCAATAAGATGATTCGCAAGTATCAAAATGAAAAAGATCAGCCTTGTGAGTCTTCACAAAAAGAAGAAAACTTACAAAGATTATCATCAAAGAGAACAACTCCTTCTTTGGAGTAAATGCGCAAATTTAATTTTGATATCTATAACCAGAATATGGTTATAGATAAAATGGTTTCAACTGTCTTATGTATTGGTGATCCTCATATTCAGGTTGCAAATATACCCGAAACAGATCTTTTAATAGAACGATTAGTCAATTTATCAAAAGAAAAATTACCAGACTTGATAATAATTCTTGGCGATGTTCTTCATACACATGAACGTCTTCACACTATTGCATTGAACAAAGCTTACGAAATGATAGATAAATTACGTTTTATTGCCAAAACTTATGTTTTGGTAGGAAATCACGATATGATAAACAATCAAGTTTTTTTGAATGAAAATCATTGGCTTTCTGGTATGAAAGAATGGTCTAATACTATTATTGTTGATAAAGTTTTGACTGAAACAGTAAAAGGCGAAAAATTTGTTTTCATTCCTTATGTGCCGCCTGGAAGATTTCAAGAAGCTCTTAACACACTAAATGGTGAATGGATTGATGCAAGTTGTATTTTTGCACATCAAGAATTTGCTGGATGCAAGATGGGTGCTATTATATCTGTCGAAGGAGACAAATGGCCAACATCTCATCCAAATGTTGTTTCTGGTCATATTCATTCTAGACAGATTCCTCAAGAAAATATTTATTACACAGGTTCTGCCATGCAACATGCATTTGGTGAAAGCGAAAAGAATATTATTGCTTATTTAACATTCAAAAATGGAAAATATGATCGTCAAGAAATTGATTTACAACTTCCAAGAAAAAAAATAGTATATATGGATGTTGATGATGTTGACACTTATGAAGTACCTGTCACAGAAGACACTCTTAAAGTAACAGTGTCAGGTAATTATGACCAATTTAAGGCTTTAAAGAAAACTAAAAAATACAAAAATTTGTTGGATAAGGGTGTTAAGATAATTTTCAAACCAAAAAAGATAAAGAAAACTGAGAATGGCGTAGAAACAGAAAATAAAACGAGCAGTTCAGATTTTCACACTATTCTAGATTCTATAGTTAATGATCAAAAGGATCCATATCTTGTGAGAGCATATGAGTTGATAGTAAACGGTAAAGATGTAAATACAGAAGATGTTATGTTTTTATGATTTTATTTTGTATGGTCCTAATATAAAATGGGAAAACTTAATGCGTCGGAACAAAAAGTAACTTTTATTGAGAATCTTCCAGATCTAGAAGATATTAATGGATTAACTTTAGATCAATACAATCTAGTTAATCGTAGAATTAGACAGAAATTTCAGCCTCCTCATAGTAGTTCTGGTATGAATACGAATACAGATGTTAATTATAGTAGTCGAAATCAAGATCGACAGCATCTCATTGTAAATACTAGTCAAGAAAATAATAATTTAAATACTTCTACTATACAAGAATCAGCTCAAAATATAATTTATAATCAGCCACAATCTCAAGCACAATCTCAGCCACAATCTCAGCCACAATCTCAAGCACAATCTCAAGCTCAAGAAGGTTTTAAACATTTTAATATGCCTATTTGTTCTCCAAGCTGTTTAGATGTAGCTGAGCATATTTCAAAATGTCCTATTTGTTCTAAATTCTATAATACAGATAAAACTATTTATATAATCGCTATAATCACTCTTGTTATTATATGTATTCTTTTACTCAAAAAAGTATTGGATGTATAACTATTATCTTCAAATTTGCATTTTGAAAAAGTTAAAACTATAATATGATTTTATTAAACCTTAAAATTGCCTTAAAGAATACTAACGCAATTTAGAAATAAAAATGGAAGTAGAAGCGAAAGATCATGAAGATTCTTCTTCTCCTAAAGAAATTATAAAATCGACTCCTGTTTATTATGATACTTTAGTATTATCAGGAGCTTCTTCTAAAGCTTTTGTAACCCTTGGTGCAATTCAATACGCATTTGACAATTATCTGTTTAAAAATTTAACTACTTATGTAGGTACTTCATCTGGTTCTATGATTTGCTACTTATTAGCAATTGGTTATACACCAATAGAGATTATGGTTTACATATGTTCAAATCAAATTATGGAAAAAATGCATGATTTTAATATATTAGCAATGATTCAAGGAAGAGGAGCTATTTCATTTTCTAATATACAAGAGCAATTAGAGAAAATGAGTATTTCCAAAATTGGTTATCTTCCAACCTTAAATGACATTAAAGAAAAAATGAAAAAAAATCTTGTATGCGTTACACATAACCTTACAGAAAATCGAACTGAATATTTATCTTGGGAAACTCATCCACATTTACCATGTGTGACAGCAATACATATGTCAGCAAATTTACCTCTTGTTTTTGAAAACTACAGATATGGAAATTGTGTTTACGTTGATGGAGGTATTTCTGATAATTTTGCAATTGATACAGGTGAAAAAATGGGTGAGAAGATACTGGGAATAAATCTAAATAATGAATTGTATAATTTTAGTAGCGAAACTGACGTAAGCATACTAGAGTTTATTTATAATCTTATCAACGTTCCGGTTATTCAAGCAATAAACCACAAGATACAAATGGCTTCAGACAAGTGTAAAATTATAAATATAAAGGATGTTGGTCCTAATTTAAAAATATTTGAATTTAATATTACTTCTTCTACCAAGCTAAATATGTTTTCTTATGGATATGAACAAATGAAACAAAAACTTGAATAAAATAATTACTATTATTAAATAATGTATATGAAACAAATAATATTTCTCCTAAAAATTTACAATACAGACATAATGAATCAGATAGATTATTCATTAACAAATCAGCCTAATGACTATATATATTTTATTAACAAATAAAACGAGTGAATAGTTAATACTAAAATTGGTATTAACTAAAAATTGGTATTAACTAAATTTCTTATAAACTCTCATAATATTCTACAGCCTTTGGATGTGCATCAATATAATCATAATTAATGTCGATAATGCTCAGACCTTCCAAGCTTTTAACACGAGAAAGTGCTACATAGGCTTGTCCATATTCAAACACATCAGATAAATCTATTTTAGCATAATCAAGAGAACAACCTTGAGATTTGTGAATTGACATAGCATAAGCAACTTTTAGAGGAACTTGTTGTGCACGAAGAATCTTTTTATCATTTTCTTCCACTTCCCAGACATTTTGTTCAATTACACGTTCCTCTCCGTTTAAAAAACGAACACATGGCATATCGGATACAAAACCAGTTACTACACCTCTGCTTCCATTCGCAAGACCATTTGGAATATCCAAGTTTTTTAACAACATAACCTGAGCTCCTTTACAAAGTTGAAGGATTTCTGGAGTGGTACAGTATTTTTTAAATTTTTCTATCACAGCTGACCTATTAGTAACACCACTGCATACTACTATATCCATTTTATACTCATAAAATTGTCTTCCATCTTCGGCAAGCTTATCTAATTCATTATCGTTTATTATGTTTACATCACGATTCTGTGAATACAAACACGTTGGTTTGATTCCAAATTCGTTACTAAGATTAGCGCCAATCCGAGAATCAAGTACTTTTTTTACTTCATCGTCAATATCACCAACACGAACTTTGTTTAAAACATCTTGAAATGCATTATCACCTTGTCTCATGATTTCATTCAAATACACTGTTCTTTTTATGCATTTATTCCAACTTTTAGCTTCAAAACAAAATCTATCCGTTCCAACACAAGGCAATTGCAAAAAATCCCCAGAAAGTACTATTTGAATACCACCAAATGGTGCAGTGTTACGTCGTACAATACATGCAATTTCCTCTAACTTATCAAATATGTCTGGATCCAACATACTAATTTCATCAATAAACAAACATTCTAAATCAGTCCATCTTTTTCGTAACCAAGCCCAAGAATAAATCTTGTCAACCATAGACTTCACACTTCCATTTCCATACCCAATACCTAAATAAGAATGAAGAGTTGTGCCGTTCAAGAGCAATGCCGATGTACCAGTTGTAGAAGTTACAGAAATTCGACGATATTTCTGATATGCTTTTGTAAACATTTTAACAACAGCAGTGTTATGAGTAATTATAAAGTTACCTAAAACAAAACGATGGTTGCCATCGATCTCAAAACCATAATATATACCTTTGCCGATAGCGTCTATTCGTATACGAGAAGATAATTGATCGTATTTTTTATCCCGATCAATTGGTTTCTTTGCATTTATAACAGGAATTTCACGTATATCACCTGATATATAAATTCTATATACTATCATACTACTTCTGTTATCTTCTCTTACGAAAACTTGAAACCCAAGAGATTTAGCAATGAAATGGATATCGTCGCTTATTTGTTTAAATGTATGTGATATTTCATAGCTATCTTGCTTTGTTAAACAACCAGATGAGTCAATTATTCCAGCAAGCAACTCAAGTCTTTGTGCACGAGAACTTGTCTTGTATTCTTGCGGAATATATTTATTAACCATTATATTCATGTGACGTTGTTGATACATTATTTTTACTATTCGAACGTCTTGACAAATTCCTTTTGTAATTATTGATCCAAAAATATAAGGATATATTTCTAGATGCTTTTCTGGAAAATCAATTCTTGCGTAAACACCTTGAAAATGTTTTTGCCAATTACGATCTTTATGTTTTTCTATGCATTGTAAAATAGGCAAATCAACTAAATCCGGAAGCTTGTCCGCCATATTTTTTGCATCTTCATAAGAAACAAAAACTTTGTGCATTACATTACCACTTTTATCACCCCAAGATAAAAGACAACTATTTTTTGAACACTTAATAATCTTAAATACCTTAAAAGTAAGAATATGAGCGCTATTTACAACATACGAATCACCATTTCGATTTGTGATTTTATACATTTCGTCTTCACCAATTGCGGTACTTAAGACATTTCTGGCTGTAGAATTATCTCCCATAATTAATTCTCCGATTTTTACGTCTTGTACCATCTTGATAGAACCGTCAAACATTATAACAGGAGTATTAACTCCTAAACATTTGCCTGTTCCGGCAGGACCTGTAAGAAATATGCTTTCCCCTTTAACTAGAGCAGAGTATGCTTCATCCTGTTTTGGCTTTAGTTTAATAGATGATAGTTCTTTTGACATCTTTAACATAATTTTATTTTCTAATTCACTCATTCAGTTTTATTTTTGAATATGCGTGTTTAGATACTTAAATTTATCAAGAAAAACGACAATATAAAATATTCTACAGTAAGAAAATATAACAAAGAAATTACTGATGATTTGAAAAATAACTTATTTACTTGAATATTCGAGTTTTGTGACATTTACACTACTTGTATAAAGATCATACGCATCCTTATTACTCATTATTGGTTTATCATAACGTTCATTAACATAATTATGAAAAGAAACAAAGAAATTAAACAATTGTTCCCGCCCACTTACAATTTCGTTTAGTCTGTAGTAATTTGCTTCAATATGCGAAGTAGCGTGATCTCTACATTTTTCACACGGTATCATAACAGGCATACCAAGAATAAATCCTTTCATTCTTTCTGCCCAAATAGGAGACGCCTTAATAGGATAATTTACAGAACCATTATGTAAAGTAAACCAAAATGCAGGACCCCATACACGTGGATCACGAGGATTTGCATATTCAACAGTAGACCATTTCATATCTAACTTATTTAGTTCTTTATTTTGTAAATTCAAATCATTTATGTCGACATAATTCTCTACTTTATTATTATTTATTTGTTCAAACCAAACACTTGGAGGTTTATTTTCCTTTTGTTCCGGACTAGGAAATACAGATTGAATTCGTTTATTTGTAATAACTTCATTTGAAATTTTTTGATACTTTCCTTTACGCATATTTATTAAAAACTTTATTATTTTTACTATTTTAAAATTTAGATCTTTATAAAATCTTTTTGTATTGCGGATGCCAATAAATACTAAGTTTTAGGTCCCGCTATAAATTCAGCAAACGAACAGCCCAATTATGTGGAAGTAGTTGAATCATTTGTTTTAACTAATTATTAAAATAATTAATTTTACTTATAATAAATGAATTTAGATAGTCAAATATTTAAAAAATATATGATTAAGTATTTTCGATCTTATTGGAAAAAAATAGATAAATGTCTTAAAGAAGCTAATGCTGTTATAGCAGGAGGGGCTGTATTAGCAGCATATTCTAATGACTATGTTAATGATCTAGATGTATATATTTACGCAAGTAAAACAGTTGAATTTGTAAATGCATTAACAAATGATAAAACTTATAAAATAGGAGAGAACCACTATCTAAGACCATCTTATGATAAATCTTTTTTTCTAAAAAATAATATAATCGCAAGATTTAAATTAATACAGAATTGGATTGGGTATGAATCTGGTAGGTATGTAAGTAGACGAGAAGCTATACATCGAAGAAGAATATTTCCTGATATTGATGTTATGATAATAGCAGATCCACCTCATGGATCTATTCGTGATGTTGTAACAAATTTTGATTTAACTTTTTGCGAAACATGGTACGATGCTCAAACTGATTTAGTTCTTTCACAAGATGTACAAGGCGTTTTAACTAAAACAGGTACATTAAAACAAGACTACACAGATAAATTTTTATTATATTTAAACAATTTTACTTTACAAAGATTACGCAAATATATAAAAAAGGGTTATAATATATCCTATGCATCTCCAAAAACAAATACATTTTACAAACAACCAGAGAATCTTTTAACACCAGAAGAATGGGTTGTTTATAAACTATATAATTGGATCGTATTTACTGCTAGACTTGACAGAAAAAAATCATTGGAAATTATATGTACATATCCTCTACCTACATATAGGTTAAGAGAATTTAGACGTATGCTACCTGATCTTATTAAAGAAACACTTCCGCCTTATTTTTTGGTTGGGATAAGGAATAATAAAGACCTATTTATGAAAATCTTAGTTCAAGCAGGTGTTAGAAACTATCCACCTCATGCTTTTACACGCGTACAAGATACATTGAATATAACAATGGAAGACATAATGGACTATTATAGTAATAGACATACAAAAATGGATACGATTCCTATACCTGAATCTGAATTAGTGACTGGTGGAGATGGTCCATCGCAATCTGAGATTGATGCATTTCAATTTGAAGAAGCAGATGACATGGATGAAAGTATCTTACAAGGTCAAGTACATCAAAAATGTCATGATATATTCACTATGGAAGACGAAGATATACAAGATTATTTAGATGAAACAAATACATTATTATTGATAAATAAAGGATCTGGTCAAGATTTTGATATAATGTGTTTTACAAAAGAATATATTATTCATTTGATAAATAATAAACAAAATTGGTTTTATGAATGTACAGGTCCGGAATCAAGATGGAAATATTTAACGGATGATCAAGGTAGACTTACTGAATTATACGATAAACCATGGGATGATTATGATTCTATACCTTATGTAAGAATGCCTATCGATTCTTCTGAAGAAGGAATAAATGGTTTTTTCCCATTAATTCAACTCAAAAAATTATTACAGAGTGATGATAAAATATATTATATTTATACTGATGAATCTATTTCACATACAACAAGTTATTTAATGTCATGGGGAATGACAAGTAATCCTGATGGAACAAGTAGAAATCATTGTCAATATGGAAGCACCATATTGATTTCTAAGTTAAAAATATGTACGAATCCAGAAAAATGTATAAAATCAATCGCTGCTAAAATAGCTGCTAGACGTGTATTTTTTGAAGAAGATGATGAATTTGCACGCGTTCCATAAAATATATTTACTTAATATTTTAAATATTAATGTAGAATAAATGAATTTAGATCTTAAAAAATTTACAGATCATATGAGTATGCATTTTGGAGACGAATATTGGCATAAGTTAAATGAATATATTAAACATTCAAATGCTATTATAGCAGGAGGAGCTGTATTAGCAGCTTATTCAGATGATGTTGTTAATGATCTAGATATTTATATTCATGTAAGTAAAACAGTTGATTTTGTAAATAAATTAGTAGATGATGGTACTTATGAATTAGCTTTAGAAGGAAATTATCTAAGACCATCATATGATCAATCTTTTTTTAGAAAAAATAATATTCTTGCAAGATTTTCATTTAATACAGTATCAAGAGCAAAATTTCCTGTGATAGATGTTATGATAATACCAGATGAAATACCGCTTTTAAATGTTGTAACAAATTTTGACTTGAGTTTTTGTGAAATATGGTATGATGGATACTATGTAAAAGCAGTAGATGCAAAAGGTGTTTTAACTAAAACAGGTACATTAAAAAAAGATTATACAGACAAATTATTGCTAGATTTAAATAGATTTACAGTAAAAAGATTAAAAAAATATATAAAAAAGGGTTATGTTATAAGCTATGACTCTGAAAAACCAATTAATACATTTGAAAAGGAAACAAAAAGTATATTAAGTCCAGAAGAATGGGTTGTTCATAAACTATATAATTGGATAGTATTTTCTATTAGGACAAATAACAAATTAGATTCACTTAGAATTTTATGTAAATATCCTCTACCTAAATATACTTTAAGAGAATTTAGACGTATTCTACCTGATCTTATTAGAAAAACACTTCCTTCTTTTTTGATTGGAATAAGGTATAATAAAGATATATATATGAAAATCTTACTTCAGGCAGGTGTTAGAAATTATCCACCTGAATTTTTTAGGCACGTAGAAAATACATTGAATATAACTATGGAAGATATTGACGAATATGAGACTAGGCATATTGAATTTAATACATATATTAATCATAGACGTGGTGATGGTCCAACACAATCTGATATTGATAGATTTGAATTTGATGAAACAGATGATATTGATGAAAGCACAATTGATATTGCTCTAGATATACAATCGTATTTAAATGAAATGAATACATTATTATTTGTAAATAAAGATACTGATCTCGATTACGATATAATATCTTATTCAAAAGATGATATTGAAGACATAGTATTCAATAAAAATAATTGGTTTTATGAATGCACAGGATCTAGATCAAGGTGGGAAGATGAATCTACTGGTTTGTACGATAAACAAATAGATGTTTATGGCGATACACCTTATGTAAAAATACCTATTGGTTCTAATTTTGGTTATATACCATTAATTCAACTCAAAAAATTATTACAGAGTGATGATAAAATATATTATGTTTATAAGGATTACTTTATGTCACATACAATAGATTATTTAGGCTCATGGGGAGGATATCCAGATATAACAAGTAGAAATCATTGTCAAAATGGAAGCAGTATACAAAGTCTTAAGTTAAAAATATGTACTAATCCGGAAAAATGTTTTAAATCATTAAGTAATAAAACAAGAGAAAGTAGTATACTTTTTTCAGAAGAATAAACTTAAAATGGTTTGTTTTATTATAAATCTAATTTCTAAGACAACTCAGAATAAATGATAATCTTGAAAGTACTCACGATCTATTTCCATTTTTACTTTTTATTGAATATAACTTTATGTACTTTTTTTCTATTGTTCATGTTTATATATAACCATTACAGATAAATTCATAATTTTTTATGAATTTAGAAATATATCTTTATTCTTCATCCGAATCTTCAAATACAACAACATTGTGAGTAAAATTTGTACGTAGTTTATCAATATTTACGTGAATTTTATGCGTTGCAATAAATTTTTCTAAAGATGAAAAATCAGGAGTACCGCAAAACGGAATCTTGAACAATACAGAATTTTCAATTTCAAATTCGGTAAATAACTGTCTCACACGTTTATGATTGAGAACAGAAGTATCTAAAACTGTCTCTGTTGCAATTTGGTCAATACCGCCATGTTGAATAATGCGTTTATAAGCAGATTTGCTTCCTATTTTAGGAATATTAGGGTTGTAATCAGTACCACACATTATACATAAATCTAGAAACTGCTCCTTATTCAATTCAAGACATTCAAGTACTTTAGAGTGTGTAATCCTCACACATGTATCTGAACCAGTATCAATTTTTGTAAGAAAAACAGGTGCTCCATAAGCCATAACATCAGTGTCTTCAGACAAAACAGCAGACACGTAACCTGCTATACATGCAGCTGCACACATCTTCTCTGCTTCTTCTGGTGCTGTATAATAAGGGACTTGAAGAATACGAAAAAGTTCTTTTGCATGATCAAAATCTTCTTGCGTGACAGTATACAATTGACCACGTTTTTGTTCAATCTTTTTTTCTATCCAATTCATATCTACTTTATTAGTGCGCTTACTAAGTAGTCTTTTTGGTGATTGACTACGTTCGTAAAGATCAGAAAGACATTTTGCGACTATACCTGTTTTGATATAGTCTGAAAAAGCCTCTTCTAGCTCAAAAAGATTTTGATCTAATTTTTCTCTAGTATTGCGCCTTTTGACTTGTTCACCCAACTTTTCAGGCGGAGCACGTCCGTCAAATATAAAAACACAGTGAATTTCATTGCGCCTTAGACTTGCTATTAGATTAATAAAAGCTGATAACCATCTATCGCCACACACTGCTTTGAACTTATGCATATAAAGAGAAATATCGATCGCTACTTTCATAAAACTATATTCGGAAATGTGAATTGGTTCAAATATCTCGGGACATGTATCTCTCAAAAAACTGTTAAAAGAGCTTTTGATTCCCATTACTTATGTTTTGTTATTTATATTTCTTTTATATCTTAAAGTTCATTTTTACTTTTTAGGATCAATTACTTGTATAAGTAATTATATTGATTTTCTATTTTTCTATAGATATTATAAAATGGTAAAGTGTCCAAAAGGAACAATCAAGAATCCAGAAACTCAAAACTGCGTCTTGATAGACGGTAGAGTTGGAAAACGTATATTATTGGAGAGAAAGTTGAAAAGATCAGCTTCTCGTAAATCACCCCGTACTAAAAAATGTCCAAAAGGTAAGATCAAGAATCCAGAAACTCAAAATTGCGTCTTAATAGATGGAAAAGTTGGAAAGCGTATATTATTGGAGAGAAAGTTGAAACGATCTCCTAGTAAATCACCCCGTACTAAAAAATGTCCAAAAGGAACAATCAAGAATCCAGAAACTCAAAATTGCGTTTTGAAAGACGGTAGAGTTGGAAAGAGAATATTACTAGAGAAAAAGCTGAAACGATCGGATTCTCGTAAATCACCTCGTAATAAAAAATGTCCAAAAGGTACGATCAAGAATCCAGAAACTCATAATTGCGTCTTAATAGATGGAAAAGTTGGAAAACGTATATTATTGGAGAGAAAATTGAAACGATCTGCTTCTAGTAAATCACCTCGTAATAAAAAATGCCCAACAGGTACAATCTTTGAAAAAACTACTAAAGATTGTGTATTAATAGAAGGTGAAGCCGGAAAGCGTATATTGTTGGAGAAAAAGTTGAAAGAATTAGCATCTCGTGGCACTAAAAAACGTCCATCTGATTTGATTTGGAATTCAGCTACTAAAAAATGGGTTTTGATAGATGGTAGAGCTGGAAAGAATATATTATTGACAAAAAAGTTAGAATCTAATTCATCTGCAAGTATAAGTACATCCTCTTCAAGTTTTCCTTCTGCAAGTATAAGTACCTCATCTTCAAGTTTTCCTTCTGCAAGTATAAGCACCTCTTCAAGTGTGCCATTTATAATTAGTTCAAGTAGTTCATCAGATGATTTGTTAACACCTTTGCCAAAACCAACAGGGATACATATTAGTAATTTACCTCCTCGGCCTATTCCTTCACTACCCACACGTTCACGATCTCCAGAACCAAGAACACCACTTTTTCCACAACCTCTACCCACGCTTTTACGATCTCCAGAACCAACAACACCACTTTTGCCAAAACCTCTACCCACACGTTTACGTTTACGTCCACGTTTACGTTTACGTTCACGTTCACGTTCACGTTCACCATCTCCAGAACCAAGAACACCACTTTTGCAAAAACCTCGACCCACACGTTTACGTCCACGTTTACGTTTACGTTCACGTTCACGTTCACCATCTCCAGAACCAAGAACACCACTTTTGCCAAAACCTCGACCCACACGTTTACGTTTACGTTCACGTTCACATTCACGTTCACCATCTCCAGAACCAAGAATTAAGCCTAAAGTACATTTTGATCGTTTACCCCCACCTATTAAACGTCCTTCTCCTTCTCCTTCACCATTCATACGATCTCCGTCTCCATCTCGATTACCTACTCGTATTGAACCAACAATATTCTTACCACCACCGACAATACCAGAAACAAATACAGATCAATTTTTTCCATTTGGACCACTTATTCCTGAAAAAATCTCTGTTATTAGAGAAAATTGTAATTATCTTAGAAATTGGAAAAAAGGCATAGAGACCGGTTCGGGTGAAGTAGGAAAAACTAGAATTGTCAACTATAAAAAGAACAATTATGAATATGTTCTTAAATCGCAGAAAAAAGACACTAAATTTACATCACAATTTAATGCTGAAATACAAGCACTTCTTGAATTACAGGGAACTAATTTAGTACCTAAAATATATGATGTTTGGACTTGTAGAACTAAGGGATATATTATAATGGAAAAATTGTATCCTTGTGATATACATCCGCAAAAGCTCTATGAAAAAATTAGGGAAAAATTGAGAATATTACGTGATCGTGGATGGCTTCACGTAGATACTCACGATGGTAATGTTATGTGCACCAGTTCGGGAGAACCTGTTATAATAGATTTTGGTTATGCTGTGAAAAGAAAAGAGGGTGGAGATAATGCAACGTATCCGGAACATCCAAAGAGTCAAGATGTAAAAAAAGGCGGTTGGGGTGTTCATCTTCCATGGAAATTTTTAGAAGTAATGCAAGAAGTAAATTTTCACGAAAGTTTTAACCCGTATGGTAGTAAAAATAGAGGTATTAAAAAACACGCAACCAAACAAAATGAAAAAGATTACAAAAATATGCAGAAAAAATATAAGGAAGCGCAACAAAATCTCCGTGACGATTTTGGTTATCGTTATTATGAAGATATTTTAGATCAAATGTCTGAACAAGAGAGACTATACGGTACATAATCTAAACAATTAAAAACTTAATTTAATAAACATTAAAAATGTCAAAGAGAGATAGAGATGATGACACCAAAGACTTTTCTTCTGGTAAAAATAAACGAAGGCCGCGTATTATACTATCTGATGCTCCTCCAATCATCTCTATCAAAGATCTTATAAAAATAGGAAAAGGTACAGTTTTTTACAAAAATATTAATACTGTTATGATTTGGCGTTTAACCCCTTATTTAGAAGAATTGGATAATCTAATTGGTATGGAAACTCTAAAAGAGTCTATTTTTTATCAAATATTATATTATATTCAGGGAATGCATCAGAGAAATAAATCTGATGAATATCTACATACTATCTTGATAGGTCCACCTGGTACTGGTAAAACGACTGTTGCGTATATTATAGCCAAAATATACCAAGCAATGGATATTTTGTCAGCAGAAGGTCCTTTTAAAATAGCTCATCGTGATGATTTTGTCGCTGGGTATCTTGGTCAAACAGCTATTAAGACACAAAAATTATTAAATTCTTGTTTAGGTGGAGTATTATTTATTGATGAAGTTTATTCTCTTGGTTCAGGGCAAGAGGACAAGGATTCTTTCTCAAAAGAAGCTATTGATACTTTATGCAGCTTTCTGTCTGAACATACTAGTGATTTTTGTTGTATAGCAGCTGGTTATGAGAAAGATATAGAAAAATGTTTTTTTGCAGTAAATGATGGATTAGAAAGTCGTTTCCAGTGGAAACACAAAATTGAAGAATATTCAGCATCTCAATTAAGAGACATCTTTCTTATAAAGGTTAAACATATTAACTGGGACATTAGTATTGATAAAGATATTATAACTAAAATTATAGAAAAGAATAAGGAATTTTTTATCAACGCAGGTAGAGACATTATAAATTTAATATCAAAATGTAAAATGGCGCATGCAAGACGTGTACTACCCCTAGGAAAAGAGCATAAGTTTATTTTAACACAAGAAGATTTAGAAAAAGGTTTTGAAATGGTTAAGAAAACCAAACCTGTGTCTATTTCAACTCAACCTCCTATGGGTATGTATACATAGTACTCTTTTCCGCTTTTTTAAAGTATTTTTATCAAGACTGCTTTCTTTTTCTAAATCTTCTTGTTTTGGTTTAAGTTTCAAGTTACTCTTTTTTTGAAATTGATTTATTTATCTATTTTTTGTTATAAAATATAAAATGTTTCATAACATCATATCTAAGTATAACAAGACAAATGACGAGAAAACGTCTGACGAAAAAATATTGAACACAGAACTTGTTCTGAACAAAATGACAGAAGAAGTAAAGTATTATTTGTCTATGTGTTTAGAATCAGACATACCAATAGAATCTAGTTTAGGAAAGACAGAAGGAGATATCATTATTAATCTAGTTATATTAAAAAATATATGTTTAACCAAAATTTTTTTTGATAAGTGGATTGGTCAAAACGTATCAACTATAATATTTATTATTGAGTTTCTTCACCTTCCGTACTCTAATTACGTTAGAAATTATACAAGGGATATATTTCATTTATTGTTATCAGACAGCTTTTGCATTCCAATTTCTAACTTGGTTATTATTAGAAACGCTATCGAGGAGAGTTATGAAAAGAATCCAATCGTATATGACGACAATGTAGATTTAGAAAAAATCTTGGAATTTTCGATTTTTCTTAGCGAAACCTTTTCTTCAAATTCTGATAAAATTGAAAAATATGAAAAAGAAAACCCTATATTTAAAAGTAAGTATGTTAGTCGGTTAGATAATATTAGTGGATCTCTTATTGGAAAAGCAATTGGTGAATCTATTGGTTTTTTAGTTGAAGGTCATTCTCCCGATTCTTGTTACGAATATGTAGATAAAATAATAGTACCTAAACTTGTACATTTATATGGAATTGACAAAGATATGGGAAGAACTGGTAAATCTCGTTACTGTAGAATTGATGAAAATACGGCATCTTTTCAATATGGACAGTATACAATTGATACACAATCTTCAAGAGAAATGTTATTGTCGATTGAAAACGGAGTATTTAATGTTGATTCTTTTAAAAAGAGAATGATATCTCTTTACGGTCTTGCTGGATTAATTGAGTGGGATAAAAATAATATTTCCAAAACATCTCTTGTTGGAACCCCCGAATTATCTTTTGTAGAAAATATAAAAAAGGGTATTCCTTATAAAGAGGAAAAAAATGATCCATGTGCAAGAGTTGCTCCTTTAGGAGCTGTTTATATGAGCAGAAAAGATATTTGTAAAATCACATCAAGTTCTCAAGCTAGTATGACTAACAGTTCCGAAAAAGTAATCGCTTGTTCAATATTAATCGCTGAGGCAACTAGGCTTGCTCTTGAAAATAAAATAAAACCATATTCTAAATATAATATTTTAAATAGCCCTCATATTTTTTGTAAACAACTTTCAAACGCAATAATGTCAATTAATCCAACATTGGGAACATATGTTTTGAGTATGCCAGTTTTAATAACAAAACGAAAAAATATAATTAAGGACTCAAAACTTGAATATATACTTGCATCTACTTTTGCAGATAGACAAATTATTAAAATAATTACATCAGAGACTGCAAAAATGCTTGGCGAACCATTACTCAATGAAGGTGAAATAATTTCATATTCACCTGTACAATCTTGTTTATTTTCAATTTATTGTTTTATGTGTGTTCCAGATTTTTTTCTTTCTTGTATTTGTATGGCTGTTAGGTCAGGTGGAGACACTTCAAGTATTACCGCGATTGTTGGTGGAATTGTTGGAGCAAGGGTAGGTTTAAAATCAATACCTTCCTATTTTGTTGATAAAATTAATGATCAAGGATATTATAAATCAGATGAATTAATTCATTTGTGTAAAAATTTATGTGAAGAAGATAAGCTACCTATAAACACATTTGCAACACAACAACCAAGTACTTTTGGAACACAACCACCACCAAGCACTTTTGGAACACAACAACCATCAAGTACTTTTGGAACACAACAACAACCAAGTACTTTTGGAACACAACAACAACCAAATACTTTTGGAACACAACAACAACCAAGCATTTTTGGAACACAACCACCACCAAGCACTTTTGGAACACAACAACCATCAAGTGCCTTTGGAACACAACAACAACCAAGTACTTTTGGAACACAACAACCAAGTACTTTTGGAACACAACAACTAGGTGCCTTTTCAACACAACAACCAAGTACTTTTGGAACACAACAACCAAGTACTTTTGGAACACAACCACCAAGCACTTTTGGAACACAACAACAACCAAGCACTTTTGGAACACAACCACCAAGCACTTTTGGAACACAACCACCAAGCACTTTTGGAACACAACAACAACCAAGCACTTTTGGAACACAACAACCACCAAGTGCCTTTGGAACACAACAACCACCAAGTGCCTTTGGAACACAACAACCACCAAGTGCCTTTGGAACACAAAAATTAAGTGCCTTTGGAACACAACCACCATCAAGCACTTTTGGAACACAACCACCAAGTACATTTGTAACACAACAACAACTAAGTGCCTTTGGAACACAACAACCAAGTACATTTGGAACACAACAACCAAGTGCCTTTGGAACACAACAACAACCAAACACATTTGGAACACAAAAATTAAGCACGTTTGGAACACAACCAACTACTTTTAAAGCTCCTTCAGCAAATCCATTAACATATAATTTTGGATCTAAGTAAATTTATTTTATGTATATATTAAAAATTCATACTAAAAGTATGAATTTTGATAAAGCGAAATTTAATAGTGTGTATTTAGAATTAACTTGAAAATAACCTGACTTAAAGATATTATGTAAAGTAATAAATTTAGATGCCTCAAAAAGCAACAAATGTTATACTAGACACAAATACAAAAGTTACAAAAAAGGCATTGGATTCCGAAGACAATAAAATTCCTCGTGTAAAGAAAAATTCAGATATGTCTTCTCCTGATGATGGGGCTATAATTACAACAACAACAAAAAAGTCAAAAGACATTGCAAATAGAGAAAATATTTCATGCGCTTTTAATGATTTAATAATTATGGTTGAGACAGAAATTAAAGAAGCACGTGATAGTTCATCAAAGACATGTGATATCAAATTTTTACGGTCAGTAAATAAGAGCATAAAAACTCTAAGAGTACAATGTGAACGCGCAATTAAAAAGACATCGACAACACGACAAAATAATCACAACTCTGGCTTACAAAAACCTGTAAAACTGTCAAGTGAACTTGCAAAATTTACTGGTTGGCCCGAGGACGAACTTCATTCTAGAGTTGATGTTACCAAGTATATATGTGATTATATAGCAACTAATAAGTTACAGAATCCTGAAGATAAGCGTCAAATTTTACCTGATGCAAAGCTTCAAAAGCTTCTTGGTTTTAATCCAGAAAAGGCAGATAAGCCTTTGTATTATTACGGTATTCAGACTTATTTGAAAAATCAAAATCATTTTCCGAAAGACGCGAATTGAATTTTAATACATATGTAAAAGTATTAAAATTATGTTTCCAGATTTAAAAATCGTTGTAAGTGTGACTGTAATCAAAATTATACCGTCTTGCTAGTGGAATAAAACTTGAATTAAATGTTTTCGAGAAAAATGGTTGTTGTATATCTATCATATCTATACAAGAAATCTGATTATTATCCGACTGACCAGTTTTTTCAACCTCTTTAAAATCAAGAGATTGTAAGAATCTTCTATATCGTTGAGCGTGTGCATCGCCAGTGTATGTAACTATATTATGCATTTTTTTTGGTTGGTCAGAATAATATGCGTTTACAAAAGGTGGTTTTTTTACATTAAAAGTTTTAAACATACGACATAGAGTATACAAGTCTGGTCCAATAGATACTAAACGTATCAAACATGATCCAATATACTCAAAAGATTCTAATATTTGTTTAATTTGTGTGGATGGAACAAAAACCCAGTATATATATTTTTTATTTAATATTTGTTCCCGATTAGAAAGTATTGTAGCAATATTAGTTGTTAAAGGAAGAAAAAACTTCTTAACTAGAACATCTATTTCATTCTCAATATAATTTTTAATGCGATTACCTATGTCATTATTTATAGATTTTTTTGAGTTCAAAAGTTTTTGAAGTGCTGGTACATTGTAATCATTTCCAAAAATAAAAGATTTAAAATAAATAAATAATTTTTTTTCTGTCTTACAAAAATCGTACATATCCTTTAACCGTGTCAAAAAAAATTGGTTATTAAGAATCTTGAATATATCTCGCTTACCACAGGTTGAAAAAGCCTTCCAAAGATAAGAGATTGTATCAATATGAGTTGTATTTTCTTTTCTAACATCCATAAAATGTACACGACCTAAACGACAACGGCTTGTATGACGTGTCACAGGTTCGATGCATACTTTAAATCTGTGAAATATATCATCAAGAGGTGAATTATTAATGCTAATGTAGCCGTAAGGGTCGTCGGAAATATATTGTAATCTTTTCTTACCAATCATTGGAACTTCAAAAATATAATCAAGATATCTATCTGTATTTTGTAATAATCGGTCTAGATAATCTTCTATATTCATCGTATTCTGAGCATTAGAAAGAGTTAAGTTTGTACAGTGCGCTGGAATGTGATGTTCTCCAAAGATATACACATGCATATTAAAACGTTCGCTCCAATGTACAGTAAGGTTTTTAGGTCCTCTAATAAACCTGATACTCGGTTTAAGTATTTTTGGATCGTGTCCGGTCTGTCCGTGACGATAATAATTTTGCAAAAGCATAAATAAAACTCCAGACTGACCCGAGATGTAGGTCAACTGACCCGAGATGGGGTCTGTGTATAGTTCTTTAGGGTAGTATTCATACTTATTATTTATACATTTTTCTGCTACAGTTTTGAAAAATGCTACTTTTAATTCATCTGGCATATTATCAATCAATCTGGTATCATAAGTTTCTTGTAACTTATCACACAATATTGCAAGTTTAGGTGTTTTTAACTTATTTTTTCTGATTATGATGGAAGAACGACTAATTGATTGTGTTTTTTTTGCTCTAGGACTCATTTATATATATATATATATATATATGTTTTAAAAAATTAATTAATTTAATAACAATTTAGCAATATGTCTCATCGAGATAATTTAAAAAAATGGTTGTTTTATATATTCCATCCATGTATCTTCCTTTAGTGCATTTTCTAGCCTCTGTTTTAAATTCACTTATTAATTCAGGTGAAAAAGTTTCAGAAATTGCAACATCATAACTTTCTTCTAATTCTGAATCAAAATCATTTTCCAAAAGATGCAATTTAAATTTTAATACTTTGTATTAAAATTATGTTTCTAGGAAATCGTGAAATCGTCGTATCTAAAACTGTAATCAAACTCATACCTTCTGCTTGGTTCAATATACATTTTTGTATTAAATTTTTCCGAGAAAAACGGTTGTTTTATATCTCTCATGTCTATACAGTCAAAATTCGGAGGAGTTGTCCGATAACTTGATTGACCAGTTTTTCCATCCTCTATAAAAGCAAGAGATCGTAAGAATCTTCTATATCTTTGAGAGTGTGCATCACCAGTGTATATAACTATATTAATCGCTTTTTTTGGTTGGTCTTCTCGGATTGCTCCGTCAAATGCTAGTTTTTCTAGATTAAAAGTTTTAAACATACGACATAGAATATACAAGTCTGGTCCAAGAGATACTAAACGTGTTATATAACCTGAGAGATACTTAAAAGATTTTATTAGGTTAGAACGGACCAGAGGTGGAATAGCGAGCCAGTATTTCTGACCTGCTATTATTTTTCTACTAGACATTATATTCATAACATGAAACTTTAACTTATCAAAATACATACTAACCATTAACGATATTTCACCTTTAATATAATTTATAATCTTATTACCCACCTGAATATCGATAGGAGACTTAGATTCCATAAGTCTTCTAAGTTGTATTACATTGTAAGTATTTCCGAAAATAAAAGTAGTGAAATAGCTAACTAATTTTTTGCGTGAACTGCAACCATGTTCGTAAAAATGATATAATAAACCAATAAATGTTTTGTCATTGAGACTTTTGACCATTTTAATTTTGCTCTTTGAGGCAATACCAATATACACCCAAAAATAAGATATTGCATCACTTTGTTGGGTATTTTCAATTCTAATATCCATAAAATGTACACGACCTAAAGTACAATCAGGGATATTACGTGATATATTTTCGATACATGGTTTAAATTTTTGAAGTATACTGTTAAGATGTGTATCACCAGCTGTAATCGGACCTTGATATTGTCTTTTTTTTCTACCCATTGTTGGAACTTCAAAAAAATAATCAAGATATTTATCTGTATTCTTTAATAAAATTTCTAGATAATCTTCTATATTCATCATATCATTAAGATCAGTAGAATTGTACGTCAAACAGTTCCCTGGTTCGTGACTTTCTCCAAATATATACACACGCATGTTAAAAAATTCGCTCGAATGTATAGTAAGGTTTTTAGGTCCTCTAATAAACTTAGTAACAGGTTTACGAAGTGATGGGTTTAATAATGCTGGATTTCTGTTATTATAATAATTAGTAATAAGTTTAGTTAAAACAGGTCTCGGAATATTTAAAGTCGTAATATTTAAACATTTTGCTAATAACTCTACCCTAAATTTTTCTATTAAGTCATCTGGTAGATTATCAATCAAGCTAATATCATAAGTTTTGTATAATTCACCACATAATATTCTAAATTTACTGAAATTTTCAGTTATTTTGGGGTTCTTTTTTTTCTGTTTAATTTTTTTGATTATAGAAAATTTTGATTTACCATAGGCATCTGACATTATTACGTCCGAATCCATTGTACCGTGGGGTTGTGCACTCATTTATTTTTATATAATATAAAAATAATGAATTTAAAGTTTAATAATAATTAAAATAACTTTTTTCACTCCATTAATATACATAAAAAATATAATTCTTATCTTGTGAAAGAACTGTAAAAATCTTTATCAAAAATGACTATATCATATGGATTTCCAAGGATCCTATGAGTATTGATTAGTAAACGTTTAGAACAATTAAGACGACTTTTTTTTAGTCAAGTAATATGCTGTATAAGTACAAGTACGTGCATACTTTTTCCAAATTTCTTTAGGTACATCTTTTTTTGCAATGGTAGTTCGAGATATTTCTTTTCGTGATAGCTTGTAATCGATTGAAGTAATAGTATTATCTTCTTTCTGATCCATTACACGATTAGCAAGACGTTTATACTTATCTATCTTCTTTTCCAAATCAGCAATCTCTGCCTTACTTTCCGCCCATTTTTGAAGAAGAGCTGATATATCCGATACATCAACAGCTGGCATTTAAAATTAATCCGTAAAAATAAAATTGAAAAAAGTTAATATAAGTTTAAGGAAATAGCAGATTAAATTAAAACAAAATGTCAGACAATGAAAACACGCAGTTGACGCCCGCTCAGGGTTATAATCCCAAGCAAAGAATGATCTTTTCCGAGCCTATTGTTGGATCTATTCCAGACAGCAAGGTCAAGATCGAATTTAAGCGAATTAATATTTCTACTCGTAATGAGGATGGTTCTGTTGGTGAGCTAATTATTCCAACAGAACGTCTATATTCGTTTGGAGTTTCTGAGAATACTAGTCAAGAAACAGGTAATGTTACAGGTTTTACCTTTCCTCTTTGCCTATGGAGCCGTGATGGAGCAACTCCTGCCGAGAAGACGTGGGTTGATACTTTCAATGAAATTGTCGAATGTTGTATGGATCATCTTATCGAAAACAAGGAGGAGATCGATTTGTTTGATTTGACTCGTGCCGATTTGACCAAGGCAAAGGGTGGTTTTAATCCCCTTTATACAAAAAAGGAGAAATTTACTGATGAAAAGGGTAAGACAGGTCTTCGAAATGTTCCCGGACGAGGTCCGACTTTGTACGCAAAGCTCATTTATTCGAAGAAGCAAGACAAGTTTCTCACGCAGTTTTTTGACACTAACGATAATATTCTAGAAGCTCGTGATCTTATGGGGAAGCATTGCTACGCAAGTGGCGCTGTCAAGATTGAGTCCATCTTTGTTGGTGCAAAAATTTCTTTGCAAGTAAAACTATACGAGGCAGTCGTTGAACCTAGTAAGATGGGAATGAAGCGTCTCCTTGCTCGTCCTAAAGCAAGATCTAAGGTTCTTGCCTCTATGAATGAAAATAAATCAGCAGCATTCGCTTTGGATGATGATGGCGTAGAAGATAACACCGGAGGTGATGATGGTAGTCTCTTGGGATCTGGTGGCGAAGAAGATAATGTTGAGGTAAAGAAGCCTTCTCCAAAGAAGACGGTTGTTCGAAAGGTGAAGCGAGTTGGCGCAAAGTAAATAAATTTCAAAATATTATATATCAGAATATTACATATCTTATACTAAATAGTATAAGATAATTACACGCTCGTAAGATCAATTTCAATTCATATTTTATGAACATTTCTCATATGATACTCCAATCCAAGAAGAGATAAAAACTCTTTGTCACACAGTTGACAATTACATTTTTCTTTACGTTTATGTACTCCAAGTATATGCCGGGTGAGACCGCATTGACTAAAAAATTTCTTATCACAAATATTACAAGATACAGAAGTTGTTTTATCATGCACCTGTGCAATATGTTTTTTAAGATTACCGACAGTTGAACATATCGTTCCACACTGATCACACTTAGACTGTGTAATCTTTTTGTGTACATTACGAATATGATTCATTAGAGCATCATTAGAGCTAAAATTAGTATTACATTTTGTACATTTCACTGTGCTAGATTTTTCATGTACACCACGTACATGTCTATTTCTCTTACCACGATCTCTAAAAACTTTCTTACATATCGGACAAGTCTTTCCATCATCTTTCAGATCTTTTTGGATATTATGAAATTTAATCATATGGTTTAAAAACCGACTCTTCGTTTTATACTCTGTACCACATATATCACACTTGTATACTTCAGAATCAGAATCATGCTCAGATTCAGGTTTTGTTTCCGTATTAGACTCAGGCTCATTATCGTTTTCATCATCTGATGAATCAAAATCTAAGCTCATATGCTTCGTAGGCGAAGCTAGCACTATAGGATCCGTATTATCTTCTACATTACCATTTTGATCTAGGAATACAAGATTATATATCTTGTACGGTTCATTATACAGAGATAACTTAGTTTCTTCTGTTGCTTCAATACTTAGATATTTTGTTAAACTATTTATAGACTTTACTAGTTGTTCTACAGTTGCATCAATAACATATTCATGATTTTTCTGGACAAGTTTAGTAGCAAAACGTAGTTTTAAACATTTTTCTAGAACTTTATTTTCGGTAAGATAAAGTAAAAATTCTATCTTTACATCTGGCATACTCGTTCTGTAAGTTTGAAGACGTGTATTAATGTTATCTGTGTAGCCTATTTTAAGATAATCTTTTTCTCTCCATCGATCGGTTATGATATATAGACAATTTCCTTTCTTAAATTTATGGTAGTTTCTTTTCATTCGGAGTTTATCATTTAGTTCAGCAAGGTGAGAATAAGTTGATTTGATCTTCAAATTTTCGTTTACAACGGTCTCTATTGTTTTTTGGAGAGATTGTATATCTCTGAGTATATATTCTTTGAATATTTTTTCCAGATCAAGATAGTAATTTTTGACTTGTTTTCCTATTTCACTATTTGCTAGCATACACATTGACTTAAAACAGTCAACTGTCATCATAATATTTTCCTTTAATAATCCAGAACCACCTTTTTTAGCAACTCCTGAACTTTCAGGAGTTGCTTTTTGAACATTGAAATCAGTATTCAAAATAAAATTTTTATTTAGCTTAGTTTTACAATTATCTTTTCTGTCATATACTTTCATTTCGATTAAAACTTCGATATTGATAGGAAATGGTTCTTTGGAGTCAAAAGTGAACATAAATTTTTCTGCGAACTCTAAAGAAGTTTTCACAAGACCTTTGGATATCATTTCAGAAGCTACCAGTATTAATTTGGAATTTGCTGGTTTAAAAACTTGTAGATTAGTATTTGATTTAAAGACTTCGAGTCTATTATTTGGCAACTGATCGTTTTTCAGTCCGGCAGTTGTCATTTTAGTTTCTATTTTACATTGTAAATAGAAATGTTTAAGTAGTAGTTGTAAAAAATATTATTTTCTTTGTTTTTTCCAGCCTTTAAAATTTTTGCTTCTGAAAGTTCAGGAGCAAGGTTTTGAACCTTGAAATCAGTATCCTGTCCATATGGTAGTTTTTTCATTTGGAGTTATCTGTAAATAAAAATGAAATAATAGGTTACATTATTTTATAATGTAAATAAATGACAAGTAAAATTACACGCAGAATATTACTAATTAAAAAATTGAAGGAATATGATTTAGTTTTACGTTCAGACAGTAAATTATGTCAAAAATATATAGAAAAAGGCAAAATTAATATGACTATTGATGAAGTAGTTGAAAGAATGTGTCAAATGAAATTTTTATTTGACTATTGTAATATGCAAAAAGTTCTTGACAAAGTTGTTCAAGATCAATGTGAAGAATTAGAAGCCGGATATTTTCCTGATGTTCCAGCCTTTGATTACGCAGAATATTTAATTCTAAAAAAAATTAAAAGTTATCCAACAGAATGGCCATGGATTGTAGAAAAAATTAATAAACAAAAATTTAATTCATGTTTAGAAGAACTAAAACTTTTACCTCCTAAAAATCAATTTATAGGAGGACAACACTATATTGATGCTTTACACAGATTTAAAGCTGTCTAAAATGAAATAGGTTCTAATTTATTCTTTAGTCTTGATTTTCAAGTTTAACGTTTTTATTGTGTCCTTTTCCGCATTTTTTACCGCATTCAGAATACTTTTCTTCTTAACATTTTTATTTCAGTAAAAGTATTGTAAAAACAATATTTTTTCCGAGAATATTTAGTACAATTAATAAAAGAGCATTTCTTAGTCATTTTTGATATTTAGTTAATAAATATCAAAAAATTCATTTTTATACTTATACAAAATGACTTAATTTTAATGTGGTGTGAGTAATAAATTTATTTGTTACTAATAGCTTTAGTATACTTATCGCCTAAATATATAAATGCATCTATCCAATTCCATATAACCTTTTTATCTTGTTCATCAAGACAATCAGAACGCCACAGTCTCTTAAAATGAACTATTTTATCTTTACCTAAATTATCGAAAATATTGTGTTCCAAAAAGAAAACTTCATTTCGTTCTTTAACCATTTTCCTTAGCTCTTGATCATTTGTGTTGATTTTATGATTAAAAACGTTCATAACAGTTTGAATTGGTATCTGGTTTGCCAAAAATAGACGAACTACAACAAGATCTCCTTCCTTAGGAAATTGGCCAATTAACTCATCAAAAAAAGAAAGTAACTGCGTTTTGAATTCTAACAGAATATCTGTTTCAGACATTTTTTAATAGAAATTTTTTCTTTAAACAAGACTACCAATACAACTAAAATTTTGTTTACTATATTGAGCTGCTGTTACAATTGCTTCTATATTATCACCTTCTGTTATTTTTTTCTTTCCATTAGAATACGTACGTGAAGTATCGTCATATGTATAACCTTTTATTGAAATTGCCGGAATTAACATCTTTTGCTTTTCTGACACCTGTACAAAAATTCCGTCTTTATATATCATACATACTTTGCCAGAAAGTTTTTCACCTACTTTTGGTTTTAAAGTTTCAGCCTCAAATTGAACAGTGAAAATAGTGTCTTCATTACCTAAAACTTTCAGTATCTGATTTACTGCAAGAATATGTCCATATTCTTTTGTGCATTCACCAACTGATAACTCTGAACATCTCTTCAAAAGATGTTCCATTATATTTGAGTCCAAGAATTTTGGATCTAGATATACTCTTTTGGTTATGATAGCATTTTTCATTTCTTTATCTTATATCATATTGTCTTACGAAAAAATCAATTTCTAATATTAAAATATAACAAAAAATTATACACTTTTTCTTAGATTTATTGGATGAAGAAGTCGACTTCTTACCCAAACGGCTCTTCTTCTATGGCGACTTACGGCAACCGCCAATACACTTGTTTAGAGTTTGATCAGACTTACAGACAACACAGGAGATGCAAATATACAAAAAAGTCTAATCTCAGAAGACACGGTTGATTGGAGAAAAACACAATTTCTTTGGATATTTAACCATTTATATGAACAATAAAATATATATTTTTACAATCTAATATATTTATGTAAGTCAATTTCATTATGATCTGTTAGTACTTTACAATTTACATTGAATTTGCGTCCAAATAAACAGGGTTGTGACAACAGATAATCTATTTCTTCTCTTGAAATTGTCTCATATGAGTAAGGACTCGCTTTATCTTTGCCATCCAAATAAGGATAATCGGTCATATCACTCCATATTGTGAATGTAGTTGCACCAGAAGACAAATTCGGCGTTTTCACAACTTGATCATCTAATCCATGATGTTTTATGTAGGTGTGATAATAAATTTCGTCAATCAAATTCATACCGTGAAACGTGATATCAATGAAATCTTCATCTACAAAGGCCATTTTCTCAACCATTTTGCGGTTCAAAATCACCCATTGCCCGCATTTTGCAAATAAATCCGGATTTTTTTTATATAAATAAAATTGTTTATAATAATCTTGGATTTTAGCTTCATTTATGTATCCCATATTGTCTTTCGTCAATTTGTCATAAATAAAATCAAACGATTTCAAAGGAATACATGAGTTACTTATCAAGGTAAATTTATAATTCTGTAGGTCATCTTCAAATGCCGTTTTAAAAAGCAAATTAGATGCCTTCACTAAAGATTTGTCACCCCACGCAGTAGGTATACAATGCTTTATTTTTTTGTCTTCAAAATATTTCAATTTTTTATTGTGTTTATAATGGATATAAATATTATATTTATTTATGTCTGCACTATCAAAGAATTTTTTCCATAATTCTTCGTTATTTATACAATCATAAATCATGAAACAAAAAGCGATTTTTTTGTCTGGTCTTTGATTTTCCTGATTATCATTTACTAAACTTTCATATTTATTTCGTAAATAATAATTAGGTAAATTACATACTATAATAAAACACAAAAATAAAATAACACTGGAAATAATCAATAATGAATTCGTAAACATATTATAAATAATAAAGATAAAAATATAAATTAAAAAATGTCCGAAATATGTTCTTTATGTCGTTTTTTATTGTGTTAATACAGAAAATACGACAAAAATGACAAAGTGATTGAAGAATATAACTATCATAATGTCTTGCAAAATTATACATGCCTGAAAAATTCGGATAAGATAAATATTTAAATTATACTTACAATATATTAAATGGTAAATAAACTTTTAGAACACCATGAATGTCCAATAGATACTTTTATATTCAAAATCGTAGATAAACATTTGGATTTTTTTCATAATCTCGGAATGACTCCAAATACACTAACAACATTAAGTATTGTTTTTGGTTTTATAGCGGCTTATCAAATCTTAAGAGGTAAACTATGGCTAGCTGCTATTTTTTGGATTATTTCTTATTATTTTGACTGCGCTGATGGTAAGTTTGCTCGAAAATATAATATGGTATCAAAATTTGGAGATTTGTATGATCATTTAGGAGATTTAGCAAAGGTAATTGCTGTATTGTTAGCTCTTTTTTGTACAAATAAAAATGGAATTACTGTTAGACAATTGTTTTTTATAAGTATTATTATAATCTTAGGATTTCTACAAATTATTCATATGGGCTATCAAGAAACCATTTATAACAAAAAGGATGAGTCTCCATATCTAAATATAATCCGAAAACTTTTTATAAATGAAGAAAAGGCTGAAAAAAATATTTGTTACACCAGACACTTTGGTTGTGGAACATGGTATGTTTTCTTTGCTATATTAATTCTTTTTTGGAGATAAACTACTTTAAATAAAATTTGATTTTTTTAACTTATGATTAGAAAAATATTAAAATGACTGAGTTGATAGCTAAAATTTCAAACTTATCTGATAAAGATTTTAGTAAATATCTTTTATCAGAGTCTGTTTCTGATCTTCATAAGGTAAAAATGTACGCGGACGATTTGTATTATAATACGGGAAAATCTTCGGGACTTAATGATTGGAGATATGATGAAATCAAGGAAACGCTACTTATTCGCGATCCTCAGTACACTATTCCAACAGGTGCTAAAATTAGAGATCATGAAAATCGAGTAGAATTACCTTTATGGCTTGGAAGTATGAATAAATTTAAACCCGAAGATGATAAGGCTATCGCAAGATGGTTAACATCTAATAAAGCACCTGAATATGTTATTGAGGATAAACTAGATGGTATTTCTTGTCTTCTGATTGCAAAAAATGGTAACTTGAAAATCTATACAAGAGGTGATGGTATCATTGGAGCAGATATCTCTTATTTGATAAAATACTTGAAAAATATTCCAAAAATAAAGGATGATCTTGCAGTGAGAGGTGAATTAATCATGAAAAATAGAGTTTTTAAGAAAAAATACGAGAATGAATACGCAAACCCCCGAAATATGGTAACAGGACTTATTGGATCAAAGACAGTAAAAGAAGGAATTCAATATGTTGAATTTGTAGCGTATGAACTGATTACAGTCGGAAAGACTATTAAACCATCTGAACAATTAGAATATCTTGACAAACTTGGTTTTACAACTGTTTGGAGAGAAATAGTTACTAGTTTTAACATTGATAGTTTAATGGAGACTGTAGTTCGGTCAAAAGAAATATCAACCTATGAGATAGATGGTATTATTGTTCAGCCTAATTCTTGTTATGAAAGAAATACTAGTGGAAATCCACAATATGCATTTGCTTTCAAGATGCGATTAGCTGATAATTTGATTTCTGCAAAAGTATTAGGTGTTGAATGGAACGTGAGTAAGTGGGGTGTATTAAAACCTAGAGTTGAAATTGAGCCTGTACAATTAGGAGGAGTTACAATATCATGGGCAACTGGTTTTAACGCTAAATTTATAGTCGAAAAATCTATTGGAGTGGGTGCTATAATTGAAATAACACGATCAGGTGATGTAATTCCTTACATAGTTAGAATCGTTAAAAATGCAAAAGAACCTGATATGCCGACAATACCTTACACATGGAATGAAACAGGTATCGACATTCAAACGAATGAATATGAAAATGAAATGGTTGTAAAAAGAATAGCAAGTTTTTTTGCAGAACTTGGAATAAAGCACGTTGGAGAAAAGAATGTTCAAAAGATGTATGAATCTGGATATGATACATTGTTAAAGATTATAATGGCTTCAAAGAATGATTTTGAAAAAGTTCCTAGTTTTGGAAAGAAAATGGCAGAACGTTCGTGGGATAATATACATAATGGGTTAAAAGATTTATCATTGCCTTTAGTATTAGGAGCATCCGGTGTATTTGGTATTGGAATAGGTACTAAAAAGATAACAACATTGTTGAATGATTTTCCAGATCTATTAGATGTATATGGAACTATGAAAAACGAAGATATACTTGAGAGTATAATTAAAGTTGATGGATTTTCTTATATCACTGCTAAAAAAGTTGTAGATAATCTTGCAGAAGCAAAAAAATTTATAGTTGACATAAGACAATTTGCTACTTTTAAGGAAAAGAGTGTACCACAAGGTGTGTGCAGTGATCTGTACAATATGAAGATTGTTTTATCCGGTTTTCGAGATAAGAAACTAGAGGAAGATATTGTCGCAAGAGGTGGAAAGGTAACAACTACTGTTTCTAAACAGACTTCTATATTAGTAGTAGCGTCTATCGATGCAGAACCTTCTGGAAAAGCAGCAAAAGCAAAGGAATTAGGTGTTCAGATTGTACAAGTTAAAGATTTTGTCAACAGATTCATTCATTAAAAATATTTCAATTCATCTTCATATTAATAATATGAAGATATCATACTTAGTCTAAAGTTGGTTTTCTCATGTACCACTTACCATATCTGAACTCAAGAGCCATACGACATATTGGACAAGAAACGCGTACAGACACTAATTCAATAGTGCACTCTGAACAAGTTACATGGATGATCTTTATAATTAGTTAAATCAAACCAATAATTATCAATTCGAACATATATTTTATCATGTAATGTAAACATCTTATTTATAATATATTATAAATAAACTAAAGAAATCTACAGTATTCAGCAAAAATATAATTGTAAACTTGAACAAAAAAGAGTACCAATAATTTTTAATTAAAAAGTTATCAGCGTTCTCTAACTTGTTCTAAAATGTCTCTTCTAACTTCTTGATCATTATGTCTAACAAATTTTTCCCATTTCCAATCTTTATTAAAAGCATTTGCGCCTATAAATATACCTTCGACTGTTTCTAATTCTGTCATTGGTTTTAATTCAATTATTTCGTTAAAAACGGTAGCACCACTAAACATACGAGTCATACTAACAACATTATCCATATTATCAAACTCTACTTTTTTATTAAAAGAAGTAGCATTCTGAAACATACTATTCATACTTTGAATCATTCCTGTATTAAATAAAGTTAATAAACTATTAAAAGAAGTAGCGCCGTGAAACATACGACTTACATCATTTACATTTCTTGTATCCCATCGTAATGGTTTGTTAAAAGAAGTTGCATTTTGAAACATCGAACGCATATTAATTACGTTGCGAGTGTCCCACTGTAATGATTGATTAAAAGAAGTAGCGCCGTGAAACATACGACTTACATCATTTACATTTCTTGTATCCCATCGTAATGGTTTGTTAAAAGAAGTTGCATTTTTAAACATCGAACGCATATTAATTACGTTGCGAGTGTCCCACCGTAATGATTGATTAAAAGAAGTTGCACCAGAAAACATTTGTCCCATATATCGAACATTTCTTACATCCCAATTGAGTTTTTGATTAAAAGAAGTTGCATGATAAAACATTGAATTCATATCTTCAACATTTTCTGTTCTCCATTCACTAATTTCTTGATTAAAAGAAGTCGCACGATAAAACATTGAATTCATATCTTCAACATTTTCTGTTCTCCATTCACTAATTTCCCCATTAAAAGAAGTTGCACCAGAAAACATTTGTCCCATATGTCGAACATTTCTTACATCCCAATTGAGTTTTTGATTAAAAGAAGTTGCATGATCAAACATTTGAGACATATGTTCAACATTTCCGGTTATCCATCGACTAATTTCTTGATTAAAATGTGTAGCATGCTCAAACATTTGATCCATATTTTGAACATTTCTTACATCCCAATTACCAATTTCTTGATTAAAAGCATTAGCTTGCTCAAACATTGCCTCCATAGTTAAGACATTGCTAGTGTTGAAAAATGCAAGAGGCTTGTTAAATAAACGAGCACGACAAAACATAAAACTCATATCATCAACATTTTGTGTGTTTAATCTAAAAAATTCATTAAAATTTGATTGAAAAAACATATGATTTGTTTTTTGAAGTCTTATTGTTCCATTAAAATCAAACCTTTGATTAAAATTGGTAGCATTATCAAACATATGACTCATACTAATAACATTTTCCATATTTTTAAAATTGAGAGCACTATTAAATCTCTGTGCATGAGCAAACATTTGATCCATACGTTGAACATTTCTTACATCCCAATTGAGAGCACTATTAAATCTCTCTGCATGAGCAAACATTCGATCCATATTTTGAACATTTCTTACATCCCAATTGAGGGGTTGATCAAAAGATTGAGCAAATTCAAACATACTAGTCATATCAATAACTTTACTAGTGTTCCAATTACCTATATGTCTATTAAATCTCTCTGCATAATAAAAGATTTCGGCCATAGTTCTTACATTAGAAACGTCCCATAAAGAAATATCGCAATCAAAAGTAGATAACTCTTGAAACATCCCACTCATATCTTCTACTCTACAAGTGTTCCAATTTTCCAAACCACTTATATGTACTTCACCGTATTCACTATAAAACATTTTTTGCATACTTACTACTCTAGAAGTATCCCAGTATGTAAAATCTATTACTATGTCTGGATCCATTTCATGAATATTCTCAAATAAATCACTCATATCTGTAACTCTACGAACGTCCCAATACTTAATTTGATCTATAGCTCGTCTATCTATAGCTGTTTCTATGGCATTTTTAATAGAATTATCGTCATGTATAGGTACATTGCCAACTCTTCTCCTAGACAAAAACAACAATTCTCTGATATGAATAGCTACATCTGTTGTAGATGGAAAAGCAACCCTTCTATTATATAATTTGTCTAGAAGAGAATTAGCCATAGATCGGTATATTCGATTTTCTACTTGATTCCTACACATTTCAATAAGATCATGAACTCTGCTAGTATATAAGCAATTTTCAATTACTCTTTTTTGAGAATCAATCATATTTTTTTTCCAAGGCAATAAGGGATTATCAATAAAAATATCGTTTTCAAAATCATATCCAATTGAAAAAAGTACACGACACCATAGTTTCGTGTCCATTAAATTAAACGAGTTTATTCCACCTGCGTTTAATGCAGGCATTATTAAATCATATGAACCAGAATTTAAAAAAGAATAAAAACTATTATCTCCACCTTGAATATTTAACAAGCTTCTGAAAATATCAATTATAATCTCACTAGGAAGAGTTTTTAATTCTTTTGCTAATGCTTTAGAAGAATTTTCCATTTGTTAATAATAAATATTATTAATTTTAATTTATAACAAGTATTTTGGTTATAAATATTTTAGTTATAATATTTTAGTTATAATATGTGACATGAGAACATCTTTTTCTTGTAGGCTGACTCCTTATCCGCATACAATATATTTTCAGGAATAACAAGTGTAGATTCTAGATGTATAATGTCGACCATAAATTTTCTCAACGCTTTAATATTTGGTCTTTAATTGCATTCTTTTATAATCTCGTATTTTGACTGTTCATTTGTTAAATTTCCTTAATTAAACTTATCATTGCCGTATCTAGACTTACCTATATGACAAACAACCTTAAAGTTGAGGTGCAACACAATCAATATATTTACATATATCAGGTGTGCATCCGTATTTCTGTTCAAATAAGTTTAAAGTAGCTTCATACGCGAATTTTCTAAACATCTTATACACAAACAATCGTTCGCGACATTCAAGAGTGTATCGAATGAAATATCCAAATCCTTCATCTAATATCACATCAATATCATGTTCTTTTAGAGATTCTGAACGCCATTCTTTTGCACGTTCTGGAGTAGAAAACATTGGAGCAAACAAGTAAATTTCCTGTTTCCGTAAGACCAAATATGCGGATGACGAGAAGCAATAATAATTATGCACCTATCAAAATTCGTTTTTTGCCTAATATGAATGTGAGTATAAGCGCCTTGTTTTGATCTTTTTCTACGTCTTGTGTAAAGTAGATTAAAGAAAGCTCTTTGAACTACAGAGTTTATAAATATCATTTCATCTGATTATTTTTAGAGTGTATTTAAAAATCATTTTTGTCTTTCATATATTGTCCATTAAAATCTTTCTAAACTCCTCCATAAAAATAGCATTCTCATTAAAACCAACTATCTCATGTTCAATTATCAAATTCTTCTTTTGATAATTAAGAGAATCAACAATCATTTTTACTAAAAGCAGTCCATTTACGTCTACTATTATATCACCGTTAAAGTTTTTATACTTTAAAAATTCAAGTTTATGTTCTAAATCATAGTAATTATCATCAATGATAAGTCTGTCTTTTAAAGGATAAGACAATGCATAATCCGCATATCCTTCCGGTCCTCTTAAAATATGTTCTATAGTCAGAAATTTTGCATTTTCCAACAACCACTCTTTTGTGATTGATAAATCAAGTTGTTCATTTGTAAGAAGTGGTTTAGCACAATTTTTTCCTGTAAGTTTTGCCATTGTTCTATTGAACAAACCAGGTTTTGCTTCTAGTTCTCTGATAGAACTCTCATTCATAACAATATCTTTATAAGCAGTTGGATTTTTGACACATTCTTCTGATGCAATTTTACTTGCTTTTCTCTTAAGAGGTAAATGTACTCTATCTATCAAATGAGCATTCTTATAATCAACAACGTGTTCACCATTAAGATCTTTGTGATGA